CTCAGTAACAGTAACTTCATTAGGCTTCCAAAACCCTAGTAGCTGTTACGCCTTTTAATTGTGGCAATGTATAACGCTTACTTGCTGGTTGAGTTGTACGACCATACCATCTGAATTCTTGAAAGTCAGAGTCATTATAAAGTGCATAACAAACTTTATTTGACTGATTGCCTCCAAGGCATACTAACTTTCCAGACTTTTTGTCACGGCCAACTACAAAACAAACATGCCCACCACCCTTTCGAGTTTTAATAGCTACACAACCGTAAGCGGGTTTAGCTAATTTTGTACCATAATTCACATAATCCAATGCACGGTACCAATGCTTAGGATAAGCAATTCCAGCTGATTTCAAGCAATGTGCAACGAAGGTCCCACACCAAGCCGTTTCATCGTCAGCCCACCAAGCCTTTAGCTCCGAGAGCCATTTTAAAATAGTTGGGTTATGCTGTTTACCAGGTATTTCTTGAAGGCCAAGATGCTTTTTTGCTTCTGCAATCCAAGCTAATTCATCAGGCTTTGTTGGTGTTGGGATATTCAATAAAGAATTGATCCCTACTAACTGGCCTGTTAATTGCGGGCCATTAAGTCGTGGTTGAGAAATTTTCTTTCCAATCCATGACAGAACAAGCATCAAAGTACCAGTAACAAATGCATGATATTTTTCAGGAATAACTTCATAATCAACACCCCATTGTAGTGCTGGCAATAAAATTAGCATGATGAATGCACCTACGGCGGGTAACTTAACAGATAGATACTGCCAAGCATTGTTTTCAATTAACTTCATTCATCTTTCCTCTTTCGTAAATTATCTTGCTCTAGAGCTTCTAAAGCTTTGATTCGTAATTCGCTTTCTTTTTCACGTAATTCACTTTCTTTACGTTCTCTGCGGTCACGTCTCCACTGAAAAATGAAACTTATGAATAGGCCAACAACAGCCACTATTGCACCTGTATAGCTCAACCAATTAATTGAAGTTAAAGAACCAAATGCGCTTGCTAAACCACTCCAGAAGGTAGTTTTATTAGCAAAAGTTGTGACAGTGACTTCAATTGCCTGATGATCAGACATGACCTATTCCCCACGTTTCATTTGTGGTTATTTTTGCAAGTGTTGTTGTTCTAATTGGAGTAAGGTTCCAAACACAAAGCATGAAAAAAAAGCCCGAATTACTCAGACTTTTCTATGTGAAAACTATCTGCCTCTACTTGCTAGGGCATTTAATCCTTTAATGACTTCTTGACCTAATTTTAAGAATACGTTGTGACGTTCAATTTCGTTTTCTAAATACTTCTTGCGGTTTTCCCATGCAGATGAATTGAAGTAAGTACTTTCAAAACTCAAAGGCATTTTTAAAGCATCTGATAAAGGCATTGGGCAGTTTTCAGAAATACTACTTGCTGTCTCAAGCAAAAGATCGGTCCAACTCTTTGATGATTCCGGTAAAGATGGAAGCGGTGCGAAATCGTGCAGGCGCGTCATCTGCACCTCTTTCCACTAAAATACCGTAGTTATCAACGCTTAACCGTAAATGAGTAAATAACTCATTGTTTAAATTATTAAAGTCTTGATAGCACAAATCAAAATCACTAGCTGGCATTTTCTTAATGAAATCTAGCCGCTGCTTAAATTGTTCTTCAAATAATTGAGGATTTGTTCTATCCGGCAATAAAGCTAAGTGCTCATGATTAGAATAACTCAACTGAAAAGCCATCATGCAGGCAATCCATTCAGCGACATTCTTACAATTTGCCTCTAAGAACTCCACTTCCATTCCAATAAGCTGTCTAACTGTAATTCCATTTTGAGTAGTTTCAGTTTTCCAATTATTTTCTGATTGAAGGAAAACTTTAGACCAGTCTGTGTTCACCTCCAACATAGTATTACTTTGTTTTTCAAGATACTTCAGCAGCAGTAAATATCGTTCTTGAATAGTTAAAACCAAAGGATCAAACACACTATCTAAAGCTGATTTAAGAAAAGCTGTAAGTCTTTTTTCATTTAAATTCGGCGCAATGATTGAAATTTTAAGACACTGCTCAAAACTCAATTCTTGCATTTGAAAAGTATTATCGCCTACATACACTGGATCAAAAGTAATCATTAGTTGCCTCCATACAATGAATAAATGTCTTTTGAATCCCATGCAGTTCGACTCATCAAACTTATATTCACGGCCAAACTTAACCGGTTACCTTTCTCATCAATTGGCGCAACAATTGGTGCAGAAACACTTTCAATAATGAAAGGTTTATAAGTTTTGCCGTGAGTTGTCAGAGACACAAAGGGTGGGATTACACCTGAAAACAACCCTTCTAAAGTTGAGTTTGAGTCATTAACCACATTCTGAAGTGTAGAATCAGAAGATAAAGAAACTGGAAGACTCCAAGCCTCTAATTGCATGATCCTGTCTTCAACTTCTGTTTTCGCATCACTAAAGGCAAGGAAGAAAATAGAAAGGTTGAGCCGTACTGAAGAAGTAGATAGGAATACTTGAGTTGTATTCACTTTAGTTAGATTGGTACGCCCTTCAACGCTCTGCATAGCATCTTGAACCCCAAGTTTTGATAAAACTTGAGCTATAGGATTACTTTGCATCTGTTCAGCGACTTGTGATAGCTGACCTGATTGTAAGCCTGCCATGAGCATAGGCATTTTTAGCTCAGGATTACTATTCTCAAATGGAGTTTGCCATTGGCTCTCAATGCTTTTATCACCGTCCGTTAATAAGGCTCTAATCACTGGCGAGCCAGCAATAGGATTCCCCTCTTTGTCACATAGAGAAAACTCTGCGTATTTGTGCTTTGAAATAGAACCATAGAATGGATCTGATTCATTACTTGGTAAATTAGTTTTTGCTGTATTTACAGCTGGTGCATAAGCTAAAGCTTTGGACATAAAAAAGCCCTACTCATTGAATAGGACCATTATTTACAAATATGAAAGTTTAAAAATTAGTTAGTTCCAACTCTACAAAAAATATTTTTAGTTTTCGATATCTTTATCATCACATTCAAGCCAAAAGACATCTTCAAACTTCTCGCATACACCAGCTTTTTTGAGTTCAGTGTAGATTAAAAAAGCCGTTTCAATTGTGATATTTTTTCCTTTTTCTGCGTCACTTATCTTCTTTCCCAGTACATGGTTATTTGAAATAAATCCGCATTGTTTCGCTAACTGATACGCCGTCATGCCGGCCTTATCTCGTAAGGCAATAATATTATTCTTAATCATCTCAATTCTCTAAAAAAGATAATTAATCATAACACAGTAAGATTGCATTCTTTTTATATTTTAATTTATTTTAATATTGCATTATTTAAATACACTATATATAGTTATTCACAACAGGCTCTAAACCTGAAACAACAAAGCCCTTGCAGGCTACCAACCAAATGCAAGGGCTTCTATCAACAACCACGAAAGGATATTGATATGTCTAATTTATCATACATACCACAAGTTGTACCATTTCATGATGCAGAACTTATGATTATTGAACATCATGGGCAGCCTTATACACCAATGAAACCTATCGTTGAAGCTATGGGGCTAGATTGGAAAAGCCAGTTTGTTAAATTAAAAGATCGTTTCAGTGCAACTATGGTGGAAATCACCACAGTTGCCAATGATGGGAAAAGTCGCTTAATGACTTGCTTACCTGTCCGAAAATTAGCTGCATGGCTTTACTCAATCCACGCCAACAAAGTCCGGCCTGAACTTCGCGAAACAGTCATCATGTATCAACAAGAATGTGATGATGTGCTTTGGGATTACTGGACAAAAGGACAGGCAATAAACAAACGTCTTACGATTACCCCTGAGCAGCAGCATGCACTACATGAGATAGTTGACCGCCGTGCTGGTAAAAACCGCAGCCAACGGGCATCTATGTGGGTACGACATAACAGACATTTTGGCATAGCTAAGTACAGCCAACTTTTATCAATACATTTTGAAGAAGCTAAACAATACTTAGAATCAATCAATGTTGTTGAAAAAGTGGAATCAGATCCTTTACAACGGCTTGAAAATCTTTTAGATCGAGTTTCATCACGTTATCCAGCATTAGAAAACCCTCTGGCTTATGAAATTGCTCAACAAGTAGGTGAAAAGTTAAAGTATCAATCTCCAAATGGCCCTAAAAACTTCTGGATTTCAATTCAGGAAAGTGGTGCTGTTGCAGTACATCAATACACTTCACATCATACACCTGTAAATGTCGTACAACTTCGGGAGAAATTCAATCAACTATGGGATTTTTTACATAAAGATGAGGTACTTGAATTAGGTAAAGTTTTAAAGAGGTTTCCCTATGAACCTATCAGAGGATAAGGGCATATAATTATTTTAAGATGTTCCACCAGAACTCCCCAAATTAAGAAAACCAGCTAGTTAGCTGGTTTTCATTTGTTAAGCACCTTACGAACAGTTAAACGATTTCCCTTGATTTATCGATTACTTTTTTAATTCATGTCTTTTTAACTAAAGCTTTAGCTATTAGATCTATATTTTTGGTCCAATATCTTAAACTTTAGATACTGACTTGGCCTGTAGCCATATTTCCACATTTTATACCATTGGTAAAATTCACTTTTTTTACTAATATTAAAACTACAGTTAATATGATATTCACTATATTGCTCAAAATTGAAATTATTTAAAATAGCACCTATGATTAATGCACCATTAGATATATAAGTATGCTGACCACATATTTCTCCATAGTAATCCTCACACATATGTTTTAACCCATAAGAACCTAACATATTATTATTTATATTCTTATTTTTTCCAAAATATGACATAAACTGCTGAGCATATTCTATTTGTTTTAACCAGTCTGTACTTAAAATTCGGCCTTCAATAAAATGCTGTTCATACTCTATTTTAGACATTCTATATTGACGTTGATAATAACGATCTGAAAATATTAATGGAGAATAGAATCCACCATAACCCAATAATGGGTTTTTTTTCAAAATATCTTCTACTTTCAAATGTAGAATTGAGATATCTTCATTAGTAAACTTAGCAACTGCTTTATGCCATGGGAGTTGACATTCTTTTTTAGATATTAAATCCAGCTCACATGAAAGTTGCGTACCATTTAGTTTTTTTGCTTCTTTAGCTAAAGCTCTAGCACGTTGACTGGTCAATCCTGAAGGAAATACGAAGTTCTTATCAGACATGATTATACGATCCATCTGTGTAGATAAAAATTAGACCACTCCAAAAATCTAGATCTACACTAATGTTGTAAATCATATATACGTACACATCATTACTTAAGGAATGTTCGCTCCGTAATACGGTTGGAGTGACAAGCTTAGTGTGGAAGCATAGATTTATTATGACTATTTTTTTTAAAAAGAAAAGTTTTTTTATTAAAAAAGGAAACCCTCCTAATGGAGGGCCTATCTTATTCTAAAATTCGTATATTTGGTTTTTTCTTAACTATATTTAATGAGTAGAGTGAATCAATGTCTTCTTTTGGTGTTTGCAATAAATTAGATAACTCATCAATTGAGTAACCTAAGTCTTCTCTATAGTATTCAAAAATTTGATCTATAGTTACAGCCTTTTCTTTAGGAAAATCCAACTCTACAGGTTCCTTAGTCCTATAACCATTCTTAGTCATTTGTATCCATAGATACTTTTTCTGGGATGGTGTTAATAAGCCTTCTCGTTCTGCTGTTTTAAGAAGAGCATTCATAGAAACTTTCCAAACCAACTTTAAGGTAGCGAGCTTTTCTAAAGTAATTTTCCCAGTAAGATATGGTCTAATATCTTTTGAAGGCATCAAAAGAGCACTTGCAAAACGGTTAGCCTCATCCTCCATATTTTCTGAAGGGAGTTTATGCATAATTGCATGACCTAACTCATGCGCCAGTGTGAAACGTTGTCTATCTGAGGGCATATTTTTATCAATAAAAATACAAGGGTTTAAACCAGGTACTTTTATTGTTACACCAGACACACCTTCTTGAGAGAAATCGCAATGAAATACGAGACACCCTGCCCTCTCAACATAATCGGTTAAATTCTTTAATGGGCCATTAGGAATTAACCAAGTTCTTCTGAGCAATTCAGCAACTTTTTCAGGAGTTTCATATATATCTAAACTTAAAAAAGGAAGTGGTAAATCCTCCTCAAACTCAATAGCTTTAACTAACTTCATAGAGTTAAATAATCGAATATTAAGTTCAGCTTCAAGTTGTTCAATAGCCCTTTTACCGATTGAAGAGTTCTTCCTGTACATGGGATGAACACTTAACGGTAAACCAAATGGCTTATAGGTCTCATAAAATATTGAAACGGGAAAGTTTAAAACTTTGGCAAGATTTGAAACCATTTCCTCATTAGGCTCTAACAATCCTGCTTCAATTTTTGACAGAGTTCCCTGAGACAATGAAGCCATTTTAGCAAGAGCTGTTTGTCCAAACCCTCTAAACTGCCTTACTATCCTTAATAACTCAGGATTAAAGGTCAAATTACTCACGATTCACCTTCTGCTTTTTTAAATCCACCGCCAGTGGATTTCCCTTTGAAACGACGTTTTGTTTGATTATCCTTAACAGTATCAAAGTCACTTGTATCTTTGCTTTCGTCAAATTCAACGAATGATGTTTGGCTATCAATTAAACTTACATTCCAAGCAACGGAATTTTTATCTCTAGCAATCATTTTGATATTATCGATTTGAGTAGCAGACTTATTTAAAGTATAGATAACTTCAATACGTGGAATATTACTAGCTATATCAGCTTCAGCTAATAAATTATAATTGAGTTCAGGATCATGAAAGCTTTTAGCCGAATCTGTTTGAACGTTTTTACTTCTTCCAGTCCTATCTGCCAATTTAAAACGAAAAACAACTTGCTGTTGAATTACAAAAAGTACCGTAACACCTTTATCTATAATAAAAACGTCACTACGTCCCATAAATTTTTCTTTGAGTAAATTAATTACAGTTTCCCAAACGAATGTGGCACGTCCGCGTGAACTCCATTTTCCAAAAAAAGGACTTTGCAGCCACAATGACCACGCCTCCTTAATAGCCTGAATAATAGAATTAGAATATGGTTGGATTAAACTTTTAACATGTAATTCTTCAGCTATAGCCATAAAGCGGCTCCAAAATATTTTACTTAACTTTATACACTATTTTTTTACTTTTCTATAGTTTTTTATTCCTAAATTATTCCCAAAAAACATATTAGAACATTTATTAGTCAACAATAGATTAATTAAATGTTCTAATACCAATGTTAAAAATTAAAACTTATATTTTTTAATGTTTATAATCAATGATTTAATAACAAAAAGAGGATCCTTAGATACATAATCTATTAATTTTAAATAATTACATGCATTAGAGAATAATGAATCGTACATTTGCACACTAATGAAATCATCACCAAGCACTTGTTGTGCATATTGGATAGCATCTTTTACACTTACTGGTTCAGGTTCACCAAACAAACCTATATTGCTGCTATCTAAAGCCTGTTTCTCTGCAAATTCAGCTAATGCTTTAAATAACATACTCATTTTTTTTGAACTGCGGCTATTCTTGGCGAGAAATACGGCGAGCTCAGCAACACCTTCTCCTAGATCCTCAAAAAGCCCTTGCTGCTTTACAAACTCAACAATATCTTGATCATTTTGCTTTGCAGATAAAATGGTATTTGCTGCATCAATAATTGCATTAGCAACACGTTGATCAATGGCTTGCTCCATTCCATCAACGATTTGATCTGATATATCTTGAACATTTCCACGACTTATAGCTTGCGCTTCAATAAATTTAGGGGCAGCAACACCAAGCGCATTAAGCATATTTTGAAGATCTGGTTTTGTATGATCAGCCATCATTTCTAGCAAACGATCATCATTGTACGCTTTACTAAAAATTGCGGCCTTGATTCTGTTTATCAGTGCTTGTGTTGGTTTTTTATCTTTCGTTGTGTACTGGGCAGCTTCTGTATCACCTAATTTACTTAAAAAACCTTGAATAAACTTTTGATTACTTACTGCTAATAAATCGCCATCTTCACTCGGATTAAAAAGTGCCAGTAAATTCTCATCTAAACGTTTAGCATCAGCTTTAGCACGTTCAGTTGCTGTAAAAGACAACTTATCATCTTGGTTAGCATCTATTGCAAATTGAGCTCTATCAATCTCGGTTGTACGAATACGTATCAAAATTGGTTGAGCTATTGCTTGGACCTGCTCACTACTAAAGCCAAAGTAATCAGCTTCATCAATCAACCATTGTTTATACTCATCTGCGGTACCGCGCTCATAGGCAAGCTTGATTGCCATTGTTCGGCCATTTCCTGATTCAACAACTAAATCATCACCAGATATCGGTGCTCCCGTGTCTGCCCGACCTGAGCGGCCTAGGCTTTCGGGGTCTAAATCATTAGCAGTTTTCTGTACCCATGCTTGTGAGGATTCACGACTACGATCTCGTGGCTGCAATTCTTGCGGATAATTAGGGTTTTCCGCACCAGTTGCTGTATGAGATGCAATTACTTGATCAATATCAACTAAGGCGAATACAGTAGAAATCTTTTGTCCTTTGGCTGTTTTCACATTATTAGTTCTACCCTTCAAAAGCCCAGTGAAGGGCTGTTTAGGTTTAAAGAAGCTGATCATTTGATCAATTACAACTAATGGATTTTTAGCAATATCTTGAGTAGAAATTAGATTTAATGTTGTCATTAGATATTCTCCGCTTCCATTTTTTGTACTTGATTCAAGAGCTCTGTCACCGCTGGAATAAGAAGTGGATCATTTAAGTCTTTTTCTGCTTCATCTCGAATTTGCTCTAATAACTCAAGATTAACTTTAACCTGCCCTTCAATTACTGAACGGTAAAGTTGATTACCTTCATCATTTGTCGTACTAGGCTGAAGATCTTCAACTTCTGTCGGAGCATTTAGTTCTTTAAATTCTTCATTATCTGAATTTTGGGCTGGCTCTTTATTTCTGAGGCGATCCGCTAAATGTTCATCTGCCCATGCTCTTGAATATTCATAAAATGCTGTTAAATATTCTGGTGAACCTTCGGCACCATTCCAGTTTTTTAAGAATTCACCACGGCGATCTGAAACCCAAGCCATAAAGTCTATGTTGTTAGAATCTTCAGGATTTTCCAAAGTGTCTAACCATGCTTGCATCATTTTGTTTTCAGCTATACCAGCTGTACGTGCTGCTAATACTTCTTCATCTCTTTTTTGTTTAGCTTCATTTTCGGCATCACTAAGTTTTTTTGCTTCTAATTCTGCTTGCTGTTGAGCCAAAGCCTGGTCATCTAGATCAGAAATCCATTCACGTGCCCAAACTACTGCATCAGAATCCCCCTCTAGAGCCTTATTGATACGTTCAAAGAATGCTTGGTAACGTAAACCATCTTCACCTGCCCATTCAGGATCAGCATTTAAACGCTTTAAGTCGGCTTTTAAACGTTCGGCTTCTTCATCAGAAATACTATCTGGTAACTCATTATCGAGACTATTCTCTTTAATGATTACTTCATTTTCTTCAGATTGCTTGGTTAACAATGTATTTTGCAACTGATCCAATTCATTTAATAAATTGGAAATTTCTACACTTAAAGAATTTAATTGACTTTGTTTTTGCTCGAGACGTAGTTCAGCATCTGCTAAAGCCTTGGCCTTTTCTGCTTTTTTAGATTGTAACCGCTTAAAACGATTACTATTTTGGTTAATCAACTTCATAATTCGACCAGCGAGAACTGGAATTGATATTCCTTCTCCCTGATTAGGCTGAATTGCAGCCGTAATATCCCGATTGTTCATTAAAATCTTCCATGAAATTAATGCATCTGCTGGACTAATTTTTTTTGATAATCGATCTGGCTTATGAAAAAGGATTGTGAAGTTTTGACCATCATCAAAATCATAAGTAAGAGCAATTTGAAGGACTTTTTTATGCTTAAAGGGCTTACTTTCCGTAACGTTAACGATTTTGACGCCAGTTTTTGAAAACTGATCCATAGAGTGATGCAAAATTGCAGACAGCTGCTCTAAATGCTGGTAATCAACGATAATAGAGTCATAATGCGCTTCTTCGACGCCTAAACTAGATAAAAGCGTAGGTAACCCATCAAATTTACTTAATAATTGGCTGTGATCATCATTTCGTTGCATATCTAATAACAACTTAGAAGTATCACCCTCATGAGAAATTAAATTGATTCCATTCCATTCAGGTTTTTCAGCTGCGACAACATTTTGTAATTGTTCTAGTTGCCATCTTTGAATCGGTTTTGCACCCGTCAAATTAAATTGTTGTGAAGATAAATGGCGCTTAAGTCCAAATTGATTTGTTTCAATAACATCTGTAACACAAGCATCAAACATTCGGCCAAATTGCAGTATCGCTAAATCAGCTGCATGCTGGTCATCGATAGCGCCTAATACCGCAACAGAATCAAACGCATCTATCCCACCCTTTTTACCTTTTAAATTTACAACACGCCAGAAATCATTTTCCGTGTAATCTTCAGTGACTAAAGCATTAATTTGACGGTAATCACCCTTAATAAACCCAATTGAACAAGCACCACTATTCACCATGGAGTCAAAACCATGTACTAATCGGCTTTGATGTGGTGCGTGTGTTTGAATGAAAATTGATTTAACACTCACGGAGTTATCCTCATTTTAGTTTGAGGATATTTTCTCAATTAGGTGAATCTATAAAGGCAATGAGTTCCATAGCTTATTTTAAGTTGGGAAACATTTTGATGAAATTTAAAGTAACAATGGCATGTGCTTTATTAGAGGCATCAAGGGGCAAATTGCCTGCTTGAAGTGAAACTAGATGCTCAATTTCAAATTGGTTCTGATTTCTTGCAGCTTTATCAAAAGCATATATTTTTAATCTCATTAAGTATTCAATTGGTGGCGGCTGAGTACCATCCTTATTAAACATTATTTCTTTTATAGCTTTAGCACTATTCGCAATAGCTGCTTCTTTAGTCTCAATAAATGAAATGCTCAACTCATTTGAAGCATTACCAGTTACATGGTTGAGTTGAAAATGCCCCACATGCACTGCATCGGTTTGGGCATCTAGTAGTGATACATCTACATTATTGGCTAACCAAGCAACTTTGTTTGAAGGATCAAAAATTGGAATATTTGCTTGAGCAATTTTACTGTTTGCACGGTACGGGCGAATTTCAATTCCAAAATGTGCAGCTGAAAGTGTTCCTAATGCGTAAAGTTCCTGATAATGGGAAACAGCTCGATCCACTGTTAGACCAGACCATAAGACAGGATTTTTAGCAAAACGATCTTTAAACGGATTTAAAACGTTTCCAAAACTGTTATTTATAGTTTTATTCTGTGTTTCGTATTCAAAAAAAGCCATTATTCTTCATCCTCTGGAAATTTACGGCTCTTAGCAATACTTTCAGCTAATGTTAATGCTTCCTCATATTTCATACCTGTATCGCGCTCAAGAATGTACGCCATAATATCTACATCTAAATTTGATTCTTTCAATGATGCGATTACTTGTGTTTTAAGTAATGTTGTATTCATTCTTGATTGAGCATTGTTGATTTCTTCCGTAGCTGCTGCAGTTTGGTTTGAATAATATTCAACTTGCCAAGGGTAATCTTCAGGCTCAAATTGTTCGTTATAAGCAAAACCCCAATCCAAGTGAAGAATTTGATTAATCCCTTCGGAAGCTGCTGTTCGAATGTCTTGTGACCTACGCATGATTTGTGCAGAAGTATGGAATGCTCCACCTTCTCCAATACCACCAGTTAACATGTCAGCCCACCCTACCATACTTGGGTCTAGACCTATACCGCCCATTAACAAACGGACATTAATCATGAACTGTTCAATATTAATAGGTGAGCTTCGTTGATTCTTGATATCACCCACTGGATTTAGAACTTGTTTTTCATCAAATACTGGAAGCATGTGAAAAGCAGTATTCCAGACTGCTTCACCACCTGATAAAGCATCACGGACATAAGCCTCATGATTTTTGAGTAAACCTTCTAAACCACGGATATAGGCTTGACGTTGTGCTGGCGGCATTCCTGACATATTTACTGTCAAGAACATCTGATTTACGGTATCTGCAATTTGCTGGCTATTCATTGATGCCAAAGCGAGGATTACATCATCATAAATATCTTCAATCTCATAAAGAAATGAGCCGCCTAAATGCGCTGGTAAGATTGGTAGCTCATCTGGATCATCACCCTCCAACATTTTCGTGACAAGACCAGTTTCAACAAGCTCATATTGAGCAATATTGCTCATACGGGGCATTTTGAAACGTACCATTTGAATAGTATTCAGTTTGGTAATAGTTTTTTGCCAATTACGAGGATCTAAACAAAAAAAGGCGACAGTCTTACTGCCTTGTTCGAACGGTTGTATTAATGGCGGATATGTATACTCATTGCATACGAGGTCAATTACACCTATATCTTTTTTCCCATAAATACGTGCATAGGAATCACCGAAAGAAATAGCATCTCGGGCAAGTTTGCTTAAATACTTATTGATAAGCTTTTCCATCTTTACACGGCGCTCATCTAGTTGTTTTTTTAGTTTTTCAGCTGCTGGTCCATTCGCCTTTTTTAACCGTTCTGCGGGCGTAATAAAGACTTGTTGGCCGCTATAAGAATCTCCGCCTAAGGCTGCAGAAACATGAATCCCCATACCCTCTGCGATAGGTGCAAAGCGTAACATTCTCTCCCATTTAGTAAGAATTTCTTTTCGAGTACGCTTCTTATTGGCTTTGGTTTGGTTAGTCCCAAGTGAAAACGGAGCCATAGTTTCATATAGCTGCGCTGTTGCATCCTGATTAGACGTATCGAATTGCTGATCATATGAATTAACATTTTCACCGAGTAACAACGATAAGAACCGAGAAGACATAACTAAGCCAAAATACCTAAATAATTAAGTATTTTGATGACTAATAATTTTTAACTTTTAGATGGGTTCCAAAGTTAATTGGAACCGTACAGATTCCATTAATTAACTGCATGCAATTCTATCTGAACAAATTTCTTATCTAATTAGAGGAAAAGCTCATGGCCGAAGTTAAAGTATTTAATGCTTTGGATATTGAATTAGCTCAAAAAACCCAAGACATCGTCAATGCTCAACGTTTTAACAACCGTCCTGCTTTCAAAACATTAAATCTAGGCTGGGATTTAGAGACTGGGTCGGTAGCAGTAAATTACACATTTGTAGAAGAACCACCAGTTAATGATCAGCCTGCTTAAACATGAAAGCCCCTAATAAGGGGCTTTTTAATAGCCAGTAATATCAACTATTAAATGACTATGAAATGGAGAATAGAGACTAGCTGAAGTATTCATACCATTAGCTAGTATCGTATATCCCCGAAGGATCTTACCTGAGAAAGTTGGATCACTATATGAGTTAGTCTTTATAGTACAGTATGAATGCATATAAGAACTCAAACCACCAGCTCCCCAATAATATTCATAATGAGCTGGACAAGCTAAAGCCAAGCCATAAGTCTTATTAGCATTATAATCAGGTATATCTGATAACCATGAGCTAAAATAATTTGCACTGCCTTTTAAATAAAAAGTTTCTGCTTTAACTACTTTTAAAGGATTGTGGGAGTTAGAAAATACAATCTCACCTTTACCATTCTTAATTAGTAATTTTGGCGAATGACCACTTTCTAATAAAGTAATTAATCCAAATACATAATAAGTTGCTTTTGTAAAAGGAAAAGTATTCTTATATTTAAATCCTCCTTGGTCGTCTAAGGTGTCAAAAATTACAGTTATTTTCCAATTATTTGTGGAAGTTTCTTCATATCTGACCTGCATCACAGAAACGCCTGTAAATACCACAATTGGTCTTTGTAAAGATGTAACATTCAAAACATGACACTTAACGTAACCAGATACAGATAGCACTGCAGGAGGTAATGGGTCTGAAGAAGCGACTTCCCTAACAAACTTATTTATAAGGTGAAAGTTTCTATAGCTGTCGTCAATTATTGTCACTTTATTATCATTGAGAATTTTGATGTATTCAGCCATTAGCATTTACCTATATGAATACTAACCGTTTGCTGAAAAGCTATATTGTAATAAGCTCTACAATCATAAATTAATAAATAAGATGAAGTATCATCCATTTGATTAAGTATCTTATCGCCCAGCTTAGCCTCAATAGCCATAGCTTTAGTCAAAATGGCACATCCCATACCATTTGAATAAGACTCAACTACAGCACTATTGGCAGATAACACTTCACCAGAAGCTACATAAGCCCACCATCTTGGATGATTTTCAGCAGTATCTAGTTTTCGTACAATTGTGTCCATAGATGAACCTTTCGGGAGGACAACACTTAACGTTTCTGTATACATACTAAGATTAGATGTTAGATCAAGGACCACGTTGCCACCGAGGTCCCTTAATAAGAATGTAGCCATTTATAAACCAATATAAATTCTCTCAATATTGTTATCGTCATATAACTTTAAAGCGGTCCCTGAAATGACCATTCTTGCTTTTTGAGGCTGACTAGGATCTTTATAAGTAATTAAAGTCCCAAGTTCACCAGTTATGGCACTTAACTTGTCAACATTGAATAATTCAGCTGTAAGAGACTTGGCCTTAAAGTTTGCGGCTGTCAAATTCTTAATAAATACATCACTGTTCATCACAACTTGATTGTCTTGGATTATGAACGGCATATATTTAGTAGAAGAAGTACCTGTTGTGAAAAAAATTCTATCAGCTTGGAAACCTATAGAAGTTCGGACAGTTCCATTATTTTGTTCACTTACCATGGATAAACCAGAGAAAACACCGTTGTTATCCATTCCCATTACGTACTTACCTTTCACACCATCGATCAAATCAGCTTGTGATTTAAGCTTGATAGCATTTTGGCCGTAAACAGAAACCAAAGTTTGTAATGCACCAGCATATGCTCCCACATCAGTTGTATATGTGGTTTTGAAATTTTCAAAATCAGCAATGTTGTCAGCATCTTCAATATCGATAAAGTCTAGATCCACTTCACCAGCTTTACCGGAATAGTTACCAATGAATACTGGTGTAAAGAAAGCAGCTTTATTAGCAAATGTTTTAGGGCTTAGTAGAGTGCCAGCACCTGCACTTGCACCAGCAGATCGCCCCTTAAAATAAGCAGTACCGGTTATCCAAGTTCCCAACGCTGGTGCGGTACCTGCGACTAAATAGTGACTTGAACCGATATCATTGATTTCAGAGTTATCTTGAGCAATATATTTTGTTTTATTGGCGTTTTGACAGGTCGCACCAACATAAACAACTCCGGTACCACTTACACGGCGGAATCTATACTTAACTCGGTAATATTTATTGTCATCGATAGGCAAAGATGTGAACCAATTTAACCAGGCTTCATCATTACCTACGTTATTACCAATTCTTAGTGCATATCCCCCACGACAAGTTGCATCTGCAACTAAACTAAGTTCAGGCCTATTCCCACTTGGAGTTTTTACTAACCAATCTTTTTGCCATGTTTCGAGTACTGAAGCCATGATCTTTTGACCATTTGCAGAATACAGTGCAGACATTCTTTCTGTTGAAGATGCGATTGCTTCATTCGTCTTGGTAGACGTCATGTAATCACGCTCTAATGTTGCTTTTGTAGTAGAAGCTATGTCCTTGGCAGTATCAGCTATTTCTTTAGCCTTCTCCGAGATTGCACGTACTAATGCTTGTCGTGCGTTGTGCACGTTCGCAAAGTTAGTAATGAACTGGTTTCGGTCAATCGTACTAGTTACATTCATATTTGCGAATAAAGCTGCTAAATATGTATTTAAAGTACTGAATGCCGTTGCATAGGCAGTAGAAGATATACCATAAGTGACTGCCTCAGCTCGCAAGCTTGCATCAGTTTGATAAAGTGTATCCCAAACCAACTTCGCCTGTTTTTTCTCAACTGGTGTGAGTTTATTATCAGCTGCAATATCACTTAATTGAGACATTGGAACATCTACTTTGGCTTGTGAACCTGCAGTGGTTTCCATCATTGAAGTCACTGTAAACGGCGTAACTGACTTATAAACTGATAAATCCGTTTCAATGGCCGCCGTCCAGCCATCTTTAAAGTAATCTGGCGGATTTGTATGAGTAATAGTGGCCGACTCAACTGTAATTGCTGGGTAAGACCAAGCATCTTTTTTGGTAATTAAGATACACACCTTATTATTGCTATCTAAAGCTAGAGCCAGGCCTTTAGTCGTAGCATTATTTTCATCTAAGGTAATACCAAAAGAACGTGACGTCATATTTGGATAAAATGGCACTGTTGACGTATAAGCATAAAATGCCAAATCCAGATCGAAAATATTATCTTCTTTGTTATTGTAGTTATAACCAGAAATTTTAACCTTGGTCATGTACGCACCAACTGTAATTGGTGTCTTAATAACCAATGTACCCGAAGTAGTGATTGCTTGACGCCAAGTTAAAGGCTTAACGAAAATTTTCCCTGCACCTGAACTCAATGGCTGCACACTCATAGCATTGGTATATTCAGAAGTAATTTTCTGTGAAGATGCTGCAATTGCACGCTCAACATTAGTATTTGTTATATCCGCATTCAAAATATAAGCGCCGTTTTTACTGTCTAATTTTGAAGACATTTCAGTAAGTTTGGCAGCCCAAGTTTCTTTGAAGTTCGTTAATGTTGATATAGAGTCTGTGGCTGAAGAAACAAAGTCCTGTAAAGTCGGGTCAGCTGAAGCGTAATCAGTAACGTCATATTGCTCGATTTGGGCTAAGGTCCAAACTAAAGGCGCAGTAGCTGTTGGTGTAGATCCTCCCGCCACATAAACATGTCCTGAGTTAGAGAAAGAACCTACAGCACCACATTTAATCATTCGAATATATGTTTCGAATTTGCCTGTACCCTCAGTATTGCCAATGAATCGATCAATTGCCCCTGTCCCCATTGCGTTACCAGCATTCACCAATTTATATCCAACTGGTAGCTTGATTAAATACTTGATAACAAAAACAGCATTTGCACGGCCATAAACGAGTTGAACAAATCCACCCCATGTTGGGCTGGCAGCACCAATGGTTTTAATTTCAATTTCATGGGTTGAGGTAGTAGGGTTATCAGAACTTTTCGCGACTCGAGTAACTGTCACATTCCCATTGCCGGCATTGTTATAGACAGATACACCATTGTTACCTTTTTTGAAATTTACGTCTCCCTGCAACAATTTTCCATTAGTAATCATCATCGCCAGCATTGTTGTGTTTTTTAATGCGGAACCAAGATTATTTGTACTTGTTTGAAGCTGAGAAATTTCAGTATTTCTAAGTGTAGCTAGATCCTTTGATGTTTGGTCAGCTGTAGCTTTTGTTGTTTTTACTACAGAAGATAAACCACCAGGTACAGTTGCATCATATTGTTGGATTTGCTGAGCTATAACTCCCTTATTAACATCAGCCTTGATAAAAGTATCTTCAACAAATTGAGCATTTTGTTTTAGAGATGATCTAAATCCGCCTTTAAAATTTGGCGCTGAATTACCTCGGCTGATAAACATATTAGTTACAGTAAATGTTCCACCAGATGGAGCATTATCAAACCGTAAACCTAGTGGAATAGCTTCATAAGCAGAGGCTTTTAAATCATTTGGGAAAATACCAGTAAGTTCTATTTCACCACTTGCAGCTACAACAAACGAAGGTAACCCAACACTATAAGTTGCACCATGAAATTGAATACTACATGTAGCGCCAACTAATCCTGCAGTTGCTGTGTATTTGATTCTCGCAACTATTGGATCACCTTTATCAATTGGAATTTCCTTGTGTTTATATTGCAGTTCCCAAACAGCTACAGTTCGGTTTGTACCAGTAGAAATACTTAAATTTTTAGTATCATCACCAAGTAAAATCCAGTTCTCTTCTGAGTAACGTAAAGTATCAAGTTGTGCTTTAAAAACTTTGATTTCCTCAGCAAATACTTCTTTCGCATCAGATCTTGTAATTTTTTCTTGAAGAATTTGTGCGTGGTTTTCTAAAACCTTTTGTAAGTTTCCACTATTGTTTGCCAGACCAATCGGGATACCACTAACTACTTGGATTGCAAGCATGATTTGCTTAGCCCCATTTGGTCCAGTATCTGGTGTTGCATGCAATTCTATACCACGACCTGAACCAATCCCCTTCTGACCAACTAAAATGTATGCATCCCGACCCGTTATTTGATCAAGTGTGAATGGATTGGCACCTAATGAAATTAATGCATTCTTAACTGGTGCTAGGTTTACACCAATACTGTCGTAGTTTGTAACGATAACAAAGGTGTCATTTGGAATCGCAGAAATAGCGTTACTCATTGCCGTAGCATTTGCTACAGCTGCATAAGTATCATATCTAGTTGAAGAAGCTATAGAACCATCAGCTGCTAAAACATGGACTGAAAAACCACGTGCTGAAGCTACTGATTTGATTTCACCTTTTAAGTTTTTAATCCCTGTGAAAAAGCCATTCCAGCCACATGAATAAACACGGTAATTGAAAACTTGACCAAGGTCCTGATTTAATTGTTTATAACTTGATTCCAAGTTATTAATAGACTGTGTAGTGTTCTGTTGATTATCACTAATAGTTGAATTAATTTCCTGAAACTTACCATCTACAGCAGTTTTATTATTGTCTACAGTAGATTTTAAAGTCGCATAATTCTCTGCAAGTGAAGTAATCTTTTCACCGTTTTTTTGAACATCAGCTTTAGTACCTTCAATTGCAGAAGCATTAGCTTCAAGATCCTTAATTAGTTCACGAGGATTTTTTCTAAAACCAGTGGCTAACTCACCTTTTTCAAGTTGCACTTCTCTAATTAAAAAGTCAGGAGCAAAACCTACTTGCGAATATAAAATTAAGTTAATATGCTGTAAATTAATAATATTTGTATCAAAGGTATAAGTACATAATGTTTCTTTATCAGTCGAAATGTTATTCCATGTAGTACCAATTTGGTTATTACGACCTGATGAATCTCGACGGTGTATAATTAATAAAATTTGAGTCTGTGCAGCTGTCAACGACATTGCTTTAAATGACAATGTGTACTTCTGATTCATCTCTAAACCATCTGCCAATGTCAGAGTTTCAATAAACCCTTTAAAGTATGTAGTTGTATCAGTAGATTTAAAGTGCCCCCAAGTAGCACCTTTTGAATCTTTATAAACTTCAAGTAGATTACCTGCCACAGCAGAATTTTGACGCCAATTTAAGGTGCCTAAAGGGCTTGAGAAATCACCATTTTTAATTATGTTGTCACCACCACTTGAAGAAATAGCAGCTTTGATAATTTTGCTCTCTTCAGCAATAGCTTGGTTAGTTTCTGTTTTGGTGTAGCGAGTACTATCTAGTGTTGCTGAACTATTAGTCCACAAATCGCCAAATTTTTGACGAAATTTAGCTTCAAGGGTTTCAGTTGCAGAAGTTATTGCTTGAGCAGTATCTGCTTTAGAAGAGTAATCCTTAATTAGAGTTGAAGTACTTACCTTATCATTTAACGCTTTATTATTACCTTCATAAACTTCTACCCAATGCACTGTAGTAGTGGCATTAGCATTTGCTGAAGAATTTGGAAAACAATAAAAATTAACAACAGTTGCGTCTGTTCTAGAAATTGTAGTTAAGGTAAATTCGTAGATATCTTTACTAGCTGAAAAAATAGGTGCATCTGCATTAAATACATTACCTCCGCCAATATATACACGCAAATTGGCTGCATTGTTCCCTCCATTATCAAAGGTAACTTTTGCTCTGACGGTAACAGTAATACCAGGTGCATTTAAACTTTTTGCTAAGGGATATGATACTTGTAAATAACCACCCGTTTTACTTTTTTCGACATTACCCCCGATAACGATGTTGTCAAAAGACTTACCACCGATACTTGTTTTCAATGCTTCGGTCGCAGTTGATATTGCGCTATCAACATCAGATTTAGTCATCCGGTCGGAAATTTGTTTAGCCTGTGCAGCCAAACCATTTACAGGATCATTAATTGTTGATTCTAAGTTTTGAGTTTTTTTAGCTAAAGCAGTACTTTCAGTAACATACGTTTGTTTAAATTCATTTAAATTTGCTGATACTTGATCGAATGCTGCATTGAAGTCGTAAGGACTTGCAATCCAATTATCTGTAGTTATGAAATCCCCTTTAACTAACACAGCCCAATACACAGTACCAACACTTTGCTTGTCTGCAGTTGGTCTGCTAAGCATATAAAAGTTAACTTCTTTGGCGGTACCAGCTGAAGTCTTCGTAAAAGTAATTTTGCTTATTACCTTACCTGAAGTGTTAATAACCTGCTGTAAAAACTGACTTCCTCCACCAGCATATACAGCTAAATTTGAGTTTGTGTCACCAGCACCACGTGTATGCTCTGCACACCAAAGAAGAGTGTACTTTGCTCCTACTTCCCAGTCTTCACCAAGCTTATAGCGTAAATGAGGATATGAAACGCCATCGTAGTTTCCAACTACGTTAGAGTTAATCAACAAGTTCGTACCAGCCGGTGCGGACTTGTTAAGATTTGCAGATAAAGTATTAGCCTGTTCAGTAACAGCTTTAATCTGACCAGCTTGTTCAGTAACTTGTGAATTTGTAGTTTGTAATGCTTCAGTTGACGCTTTTTTACTTACTTCGGTATTGGTTATAGTTAGATCATTTCTAAGTTTTGAAATATCTAAACTTTGAGAAGATAAACTATCACCATGCTTCTTCACTTCAGCTTGAGTAAGCTTAATCGCTTCCGCATTTGCATTTAATGAACTTTGAGTATCTCGAGGGCTTGGGCTCCACGCTGTAGCTTTATTACCTGCTTCGATCTGCAATTTTTGAATTGTTGGAATTCGACCAGTGCCATATGTACCGTAAAACTCAATAGTCGATTCGGTTGTGCTGCCAGTGTGTAATTTAGGAAACACGGTAACTTCAAATTTTTGAAATTCATTTGCTTTAGTGACTGTAACAGAAGTTGTGAAGAAGTGAGCTGATCCATTAGATGAATATACTTGTACAGTTCCAGCAACCGGTACACTCACTTCAAATGAAATCGTAACCGGCTTATCTAAATTTTCATCATAAAAAGCTTTCAACTCTTTGCTACGTTCATACATTAAGTATTCACGGCTTGTTGCTGCTGTGGATGTTCGAGGTGCTTCTGAATTGGCTACGGCGTTAACACCACCAATCTTAATGTTATTCACTGCAGCTGTAATATCAGTCGCCACACGCCCCATGGCACTTTCAAGATCACTCTTTGTAGCTGTTTTCGATAAAGCTTGGGCATTGCTCAGAATACCTGTTTCTGCGTTCTGCATTCTTGATTCAAGCTTAGTGGTTCTTTCAGCTTCAGCTTCTGTTCTGTTAGTTGCTGTTTTGAATAAATCATTTGCAGTTGCTGTTGCATCATTAGCAGAAGCTAAAGAGTTGTTATCTTCAACAATAATGTAATTAAGCTGACAAATTCCTGTCTGAAAGTTGTAGTTAGCAATAAACATTGGGGCATAAAATTCAGCCTGTGCTGGGAATGTGCGTGGATTTTCAATTGTCCCTAAACCAGTTGCTGCCCCAGTAGACTTACCTTTCATGTATAGAACTACTTCTTGCCACTCACCTAAATTAGGTTTAATGGCTGACAATAAGTAGTTAGACGAACCCATATCTCCTGCAAGGGAGTTTGTAGTAGTTACATATTTACTTTGGTCTGCATTTTTACATGCAACACCAAGATAAATAGATCCAGTTTCCCCAAGCACACGGCGGAAGCGTGCACGCACTCGATACAACTTATTTGGATCAATTTTTTGGAACTCGTTCCAGTGAACCCATGCTTCATCATTACCGGCATTATTCCCAAGCTCAAGAATATAACCACCTAATGCATCAGCATCTTGAATTACTTTCGCTTCACCTGTGGTACGCCACTGTGTCCAGTCGTCAATACCTTTTGACGTTACGACTGCACGAACCCCTGACGTTACTTGAGTTTGAGACTTTAGGCTTAATAAATTTTGAGAAAGTGCTTCTGTAGCTTTTACCGCCGTTGTACCTGTTTGCTGCGCTTCTGCTGCATTATCGAAAGCAAGTTTAGCAATATCATCAGTAGTTTTAAGTGATGATGAAAGGCCATTTATTCTTGTATTTGTATTACTTTCTAAGGTCGAAACACTTTTTTGAACATCAGTAATTTGACCTTGTACCTTTAAGTTTTCTTTAGAGATACTTGTATCAAGTTCACTAAATTTTGAAGTAGTAGACTGTTCAAATTCGGCGAGCGACTCAGTAACTTCTAGAATATTTGCATTAGATTTCCGATCAGCCTCTTCTAGAGCTGCTTTCGTTTGGTCGATGCGTAAAGATAAGGCTTTATCACCATCAGAAACTGATTGAGCAATTGTTGCTAAATCTGACGTTGTTTTAGTTTTATTCGAATTATAGTCGGTTTTTAGTTCTTCAAGTTTTTTTGCTTCTGAAACAAGCTTTTCATCAACAAGTTTTACAGATGATTCAACCTTTTCGATATATGAAGCATTTCCAGTAATTTGATCACGCCATGCTTTTGGAATGGTGTCATTAAGTGCAGTAATGTCCCAGACTTCATAATCGGCAAGGATTACATCCACTGGGTTTGCTGTGCTTGGTAAAGGTGGATTAGTGCCAGCAATAACACGGAAATGCCCATGGATAGCTGCAGGCGCATCATAGCCACACTGAACAACAGAGTAATAAACCTCAAACTTACCTGTTCCTTCCTTATTCCCAAGTACACGTAAATAACCACCTGTACCTGTAGCATTGCCAACTGGTAATAAATAAGTGCCCATAGGCATTTTAATAATTTGTTTTATTAAAAACGTTTTATTAGGAGCAGCAACAAGAGTTGGAACAGTCGGATACCAGCCACCACCTAGAGAAACAGTGGATCTTAATAGCATCTCATGGGTACTATTTACTGGGTTATCAGTAGATTTAGCTTGTCTAGTAAACGTTGAACCTGAAGGTACAACATATGCGCTTAACCCCCCATTCCCAGATAGAAATGTAGGATCGTCACGTAAAGGCTTACCAAGTGATTGCATTCGCGCTAACTCAGTAGCATTTAACAAGCTTGCATTAGTGGTATCTAAACTTGCTTGAATTTGATCAGTCTTTTCAGCAACAGATTTACCAAGATCAACTACTGTACGTTCAACATTATTAATTGCCGCTTTGTTATCACCAATTTGAGACTGGGCAGTACTAATTTGTTCAGTAAAAGCTCTATCTTGAGCAGCAAGGGTTTTTATTTCTTCTGAAATTAGGGCATTTGATTTACCCAATTCAGTTTGCATTTCAGCAAACTTAAGCTCAAAACTTTTTGTTAATGCCTCTTTATCATTTGCACGTGCTTCAGCTTCAGCTAGAAAACCCGAATCGACTTTCTTATCAAGGTCAACATACTGGGCTGCAACTTGATCAACTTTTTTAACTGCAGCTTCAGTTTGGGTTACAACCGGTTCAATTTTTTGATTAATGAGTGTATTAGTTTCTTCACCTAATGCTAATTTAGCGTCATCAATCATTTGACCAGCTTTAACTAAGTTTTGATCAATGTCTTGTTTTAAGGCGGCCTTAGTTTGATCAATAACATTTAGTGTGTCAGCTGCTTGTTTTTTACGGTCCAGAACTTCTTGATCCGCAATTTTTTTTGCGTTTTCTGCGACTAACCGAATTTCATTTGAATCACTTCTTACATCAGCAATGATTGAATCTGTTTCACTTTTAATAAAACCGATTTTATCATCGAGTTCTTTCTCAGCACGAATTGCACGTTGTTGAGCATCAGCAACCAATGCTTCATTAGCTTGAATAGACTGATCGATACGTTGATTGGCTTCATCCAATCGTAGATTAGCCTCATTATTATGTTGATCTACAATTAATTTAGTATTATTTATTTCTTGATCTATATAAGCACGAACTTCATCGACTTTATTTTGAGCGATCTGATTAACTTCTTTAACTTGTTCATGAATCTTTTGAACTTCCTCATCAAAATGTTTCATTCCTTCTTCAAGCAATTTAAAAGCATCAGAATCTTTAATATTTTCTATTAATTCTTCTACTTCCTTTATTTTTTCATCAATCTCTTGGCTTACTTGATCTTTAGTTTCATCAATTTTTTCGCCTTGTTCTTTTAACTCTTCCTTTAAACTTTCTAATTTATTAAGAGCATCTTTAAATGCACCCTCAATAGCTTTAGGGTCAATAGGCACACCTGCAACCGTAAGCGTTGTGCCAACTGCCATACTACCCGCTACAGCACTATTGCCCGCAACTGAAGTATTACCCACTACAGTGCTATTTCCCGTTAATGTGCTATTACCAGTTTGTTGAGTATTAGCTTGTACATTCATTAACGGCGTTTTGATCGAAACGGTTGTGCCAGAATCTACTTTTAAATTTTCTTTAGAGATAAATTCAATATTGTCTTGTCGAATACGGCGCACACCTACAATCGCGCCGTCTCCGTGACTGACATAACTATGGATTACTGGACGTTCTTCATTACCATTTTCAAAGAAGACATAGACGTCTTCCCCATCCACAATTTGAATTTCTGTATCTAAATCACTATCGCCGACTGGATAAGCAAAAGTTGCTGTAATTCCTTCACTCGCGCCATCAGTTAAACCATGAATGTGTACTTGTGCAGTACGACCTTTTGCGTTGTAACTTAAAATCTTTGCACGTTTTAAACCATTCATATATTTGACCTACAAATTAGCAATCCAGAACTTTGATGAAGTCCCCATTGATCCCCCGATTGCGCCTGTATCTATATGATGTGCAGCAGTTAAAACGACATACTTCTTACTATCTATTTCAAATATATCGCCTGCATTCCAGTTCAAATTTAGTGGTCTAATAATGGTCCCACGCATAATCAAAACTTTTTCCAAGTTTTTGACTTGTCGGGCATCTAAACCAGCTCTTTGCGTCACAGTGTGGCCTGGGGTTATTGAGTCATCACCAACAACCGTTGAACCGTTATTCTCAACTGTGACAAAAGATGATTTTTGCATCAGTTCCAAAGGTTTACTTGATATCCAAACGACACTGCTAGGATCTAGTTTTGTGATAGGTTCCTTTTTGAAGAAAGAATCAATTTTTTGAGCAGACACTTTATTATTTTGAAAGCAAATTACAGCTGCTTCTTGTTGCAGATAATGAGCCAAGCGCTGTGTAGGCATACTACCCTTTAAACAAACAAATTTAGGCAAAGGTAAATCACTGCCCAGACTGATCGTTGCACCACAAGCTCGAATTACTGAATTAAAAGAAGTTTCATTACTAATAATTGCTTGCTTTGAATATTCGATAAGTCTTTTACAACCAGCCAAAATACCAATACATGAGATGCCACCTACTCGCCGATCTTGTTTAATAGTCTGAGTTTTTAGAGGGGTAACTTTGATAAGTTCGAAAGGATGAGATATGTCATTTACAGTAAGTAGCTCCCCTTCTTTTAAAAGGGAGTCTAATTCAGTAGTAGATTGAACTGTGAACTCAATAGATGCGGGAATAGGTACGAGATCAGTTCTTAAAGTTGCACTAATCAGCTCAGACGCTGGAATAATTTTACCCGCAGATACAATGGTGATTTGCATTAACGGTTCCCCAAGTTAAAATTAAAACTCATTGGGGCCATACAAAACGCAAGTTTAGGCAAAGCGTCTTTCTTTTCATTATAGTTCTGTTGAGCTTCTGATACAGATAGCCCATAACTTTCGACTC